TAATATAACAACTTCTCTTATTTGCACTCAGAAAAACCTAAAAATATCAGTACAACACATTCTCTTATCCCCACTACCTTGACACCTCCAAACCCCAGTGCTAATCTAACACCATGAAAAATCAAATCCCAGATTGGCTCACCCCCACTCCACCCCCACCTGTCCTCGATAGGTTTGAAGTTGTATTTGAACTTCTATTGGTATCGCTTCGTGAAGGTACGTCTTTGTCAGACTTTGTTAAAGATTATGCACAAAGCGATATTGCAGACACCCACGACTCCCCTATTACTGCTGGTCAAGTTCGTGGATGGATATATAGATCGAAAAGCCGAATTTCGTTATTTGAAGAGGCGATGAAGTTATTTACTCTCGCACTTGGTGATCAGAACTTGCGTATCAGCGATGGGAAGAACCCTGATGGCACCATGTCTATGAATGACACCGGACGATCTAAACTGATGGTGCAAACCCGCAGGGAACTCATGGTAGCGTTTAATAAAGAACAGTTCGGTTCAGAACCGCCTCCGACCAACGCTGCATTTGGTGCTGGTGGGATTACGATCAATATGGGTGCGGTAGTGTCGCCATACACTATCGAGAAGGATAACCTTCCATTGATAGAACTCAATACGATTGATGTAGTAGCTGCCGAGGTGATCAATGAGTGCGCTTAACTTCCTATTACTCAAATGGCAACAAGTTGTCTTCGCTCACAAAGCGCGATTCAAAGTAGTGGTTGCAGGTAGACGGTGTGGGAAGACAAGGAAAGCAGTCATTACCTGCATTGTCAAGGGATTGGAGTGTCCCAATAAGGAGGGTGGTATTTTGTACGCTGCTCCTACCTTGGGGATGGCGCGGACATTGGCATGGGATTTGATGTGTACCCTTGGTGCGCCTGTCATCGCTAAGATGAACATTAACAATTCCGAGATTACTCTGATCAACGGGGTGAAGATTTACATCCGTGGTGCGGACAACCCAGACAGCTTGCGGGGGATGAAGTTGTACTACGCCGTACTAGACGAGTCTAAGGATTTTAAGAAGGGTGTATGGGAGATGATCATACGTCCTGCACTGTCCGACATGGAGGGTGGTGCGCTGCTGATTGGTACACCAGAAGCGGGTGGGTCGGAGTTTCGTGACCAGTTTGACAGAGGACAGTCGGGAGAAGATGACGAGTGGATGAGTTGGCACTTTACAACAGCTGACAATGAGTTGATCAACCCCAGAGAGATTGAGTCTGCTAAGAAGTCGATGAGTACGTTTGCGTTTAAGCAAGAGTATTTGGCGAGTTTCGACACTATGGGTGCGAACATTTTCAAAGAAGAGTGGTTGCAGTATGGTGACGAGCCGAAAGGGGGTGACTACTATATCGCGGTTGACCCTGCTGGCTTCGAGGACGTGAGCGACCCGACTAAGAAAGTACACCTGGATGATACAGCGATAGCTGTTGTGAAGATTACGGATGATGGTCACTGGTGGGTGAAGAAGATCGAAGCGGGGCGATGGGACGTTCGGGAGACTGCAGTACGTGTTCTCATGGCGATAAGGACGTTTAAGCCGATATGTGTTGGGATTGAGAAGGGTAGTTTGATGCGCGCGTTGATGCCGTACCTCACTGACCTGATGCGGAAGAACAACGTCTACGTTCACATCGAACCGATAGCAACTTCTGGTAATAGCAAGGAAAATAGAGTAATCTACGCGCTGCAAGGACTGTTTGAGCATGGTAGGATTACATTGAATAGTCGGGAGAAGTGGGACAAGTTTAACGATCAGTTGTTAATGTTCCCCTCTAGGCGCACCCATGACGATATGCCCGATGCCCTTTCCATGATTGCGCATTTGTCTGTGACAACCTATGCGAAGTTGCAAGATGATCAGGACTATGAGATAGTGGATGAAATTTGCGGTTTCTAAGAAAGTCAAACAATGGAATACGATAACACAGGTAAAGTAGTAGATGGGGAACCTACACTTGGTAAAACCAAGTACAAAGAGGTTTCTGCAAACGATAAGAGCCTACTTGCCTTTGTTGTAGACCACACCGACCTTTGGCGCGAGTACCGCGACCAGAACTACATGGATGACTGGGCTAAGTACGAGCGTATCTGGCGCGGCATCTGGTCTGAAGAAGATAAATCAAGAATAAGTGAGCGTAGCAGGGTTATTTCTCCCGCAACGCAGCAAGCCATCGAGACTCGTCACGCTGAGATTGTTGAAGCGGTGTTCGGTCAGGGTGAGTTTTTTGACATTGCCGATGACATAGCCGATAAGTCAGGTTCGGTTGACGTTGAGATGATCAAGAAGAACCTCAATGAAGACTTTAAGCAAGATAAAGTGCGTAAAGCATTCGACCACATTATTCTTCTTGGTGAAGTTTATGGTACGTTGATCGGTGAATTGATCGTTGGTGAGGAAAAGTGCTTTGTTCCCGCTACAGTAGACGCTGGTGATAATCAGGTAGCCTACGGTACTAATGAAGCTAGTCGTATTTGCGTCAAACTCTCCCCTGTCAACCCTAAAAACTTCCTATTCGACCCTAACGGTACGACAATCGAAGAGTGCATGGGCGTTGCGATTGAGAAATATGTGTCGATTCACAAGATCGAGCAGGGAATCAAGTCAGGAATGTATCGCAATGTCGATATTACGGCTTGTTACACGGCTGATGATGAGTTGGAACCTACTCAAGAGACAAAACACTATCAAGAAGACAAAGTAGCGTTGATGACCTACTACGGTCTAGCACCTAAAGAGTTTTTGACTGTTGAAGGTGAAGAAATTCAGGAAATCGAAGGCATTTCTGACGAAGAAGAGTATCAGGAACTAGTGGAATGTATTATCGTCATCGCTGACGGTACTATTCTGCTCAAAGCTGAAGAATCCCCCTACATGATGAAGGACAGACCTATTTTGTTAGCACAAGCGGATACTGTGCCAAATCGTCTGTTGGGTCGTGGTACTTGTGAGAAGTCTTTCAACATGCAATCGGCTATTGACGGTTCGATGCGTAGTCACATGGACGCATTGGCACTCACAGTCGCCCCGATGATTGCGATGGACGCGACCAGATTACCGCGCGGTTCCAAGTTCGAAGTTAAACCAGGTAAGGCATTCATGGTGAATGGCGCACCTAACGAAATCATTTATCCCTTCAAGTTCGGTTCAAACGATGGTCAGGCAATGCAGACCAGTAAAGAGTTTGAACGGATGCTGATGATGTCAACTGGCACGATTGACTCCAATGGTACAGTCAGTCAGGTAAGTCGTGACGCTGGCGGTCTGGACATGGCTACGGCTACGCTGATCAAGAAGTACAAGCGGGTGCTGGTCAACATTCAGGAAGATTTCATTATCCCGTTCGTACAGAAGTGCGCATGGCGGTATATGCAGTTCGCCCCACAACGTTACCCATCGACTGATGTTAAGTTCTTGCCTACGGCTACTTTGGGTATCATCGCGCGCGAATACGAGCAGAAGCAGCTTGCATTCTTGATTCAGACATTGGGCGCACAATCTCCGCTGACCCCTATTCTGATGAAGGGTATCCTTAAAAACTCGTCACTGAGCAGCCGTGAAGAAATGTTGCAGCAGTTGGAAGCGTTGAACCAACCTAAACCTGAAGAACAGCAAATGCAGCAGCAAGCCCAACAAATGGCGTTGCAAACTGCTCAGAAAGAATTGCAGTTGAAAGATGCTGACATTGCTAAAACGAATGCTGAAACACAAGCTATTATTGTTGACACTGAAACAGCACCTAAACTGGCTGAAGCCAAATTGGTGGCTGCGTTGTCGAACAATCTTCAAAATGGTGAGGAAGATAAGAGTTTCAACAAGCGGGTACAGATTGCAGAGTTAATGCTGAAAGAAAGAGACATTGACTCTAACGAAGAAATCTCAAGAATGCAGAACCAAGCGAAGAGTACACCTAGTGAATAACGAACGATTAGCTCAAACAGCGGTAGGGACAGGCTCGGGTACGCTTGTATATACCTCACCTGGGGGATATAGGACAGAGTTAGGTGATATTTCCATTGCCAATACAACGACCTCATCTATTAACTTTACGTTGCACCTTGTTCCTTCGGGGGGTTCTCCCTCTTCAGCGAACATGATGTTTCCAGCGGTCACAGTTCCAGCGAACACACTTGTTCAATGGGAAGGGTCGCAGATAATGAACTCTTCTGACTTTCTGCAAGGTATCGGAAGTGTCGCGGGTATTACAGTAACTATTGCAGGTAGCCGAGTAAGGGTAGCAGCATGAACATAGAGCAGCAACGTTACTACGAAGATCGCCTAGCCATGATGGGAAGTAAGGCATGGAAAGACTTGATCGAGGATGTACAAGGCATGATTAATGCAACTGACACTCTCTCTGGTGTGACAACTGATAACCTTAGATTCAAGCAGGGTGAACTGTCTATAAT